ACTGACTAAACTTACTATTGGTCCTAAAAAACTTAACATTGTTTTTCCTTTAATTATTATATGGTATACGATCCCGTAAGATTTTTATGTAACATTTCAAATAATGTAGCTGGTCGTTCTCCATAAGAAACTATATTTTGTGTATGGCGACCATAATAATCTAATGGACTATTTGGGTCTGGTCTTCCAGTATCTGTTCTTGTTGATACTGTAGTAAATTCTCCAGATAATGGAACATTTATTCCTGCACCTACAGGATCTACTAGTCCACCATTTTTATAAGCCATATCTTGATACCTCTTATTAAAATCTTCCATTTTTGCTTTATAATCTTCTTGGCTAGTAATTGGTTGTCCGTTATACGTTGGAGTTCCTGTAACCATTCCCTGTGTTTCAAGTATTGCACGAATCATTGTACTAGGATCGGAATATCCAGTTTCTCCAGTGCTATCGTATCTTTCTAACCTAGGGTTTTCTTGAAGAAATTTTCCCCAACGATTACCATTAAATTGTAATCCAAAGTCTTTTACATATTGATTTACATAGTCAGCTATACTTGCCCCTACAGCTTGTCCTGTTTCTCTCCTATAGGCATTGTAACCATATCCTCTTGTAGTCATTAACTTATTAGAACTTGCTTTTAGATCAACACCACCAAATGGTTGTTTAGGTCTACTTCCTCCAAAAAGGCTGCTTAATGCAAATTTTGCTGCGTGTAAAATAGCCACTGGCACAGCTGTTGCAGGGTTAATAAGTGTCATAAGGGATAGTCCCGCACTAAAATAATCTTTTTCTTTTATTCCAGAATATATTCCGTACAAGGATGCAGCTGAACCAATAGCAGAACTAGCTGTAGATGTTGGGGGAGTAGTTCCCCTTAAACCAGTAGAAAATCCCGGAGCTCCAGCAGCCCCTACTGTTGCTTGTGTCCCTAAACCAGTAACAGTTCCAGCCGGAACAGATAATCCTACGTTAGCAAAAGCAGATATACCTGAAGAAGCAAGAGAAGAATATTGCATTGTGGGCCTACTAAAATTACTACCTGCTAGTGATGCTGGAGGAGCACTACTTAAACCTATACTAGATTGACTTGCTGTTGTTCCTAATCCTGTAGGAATGCCCATTGTGTACTTTAAATTATCTACATTATATGATCCCACTGTAGACAAATTAGATACATCGTGAGAATGAAAAATATAGTTGTATAAATCTTTTCCTTTATCATACAAATAGTCTGTTAAAGGGTCAAGGTCTGGATCTAAACCTTGTGAGGGTGGTCTTTCACCTCTGTACTCTTCTTGAACTACATCTTCAGCAGTTTCTTGACCACTTCTACCTAATGGATTTACAGATACACGATCACCTTCTTTAATATCTGGAGTTATTTCTTCTACAGAAGAAAAACTTGTAGGTGTTTTATATCTAGAAGTTACTTTATCTAATAAAGATTTTGCATCTTCATCTTCTATGTCTGTTAAGGTTCCTTCAAACAAATCTTTCGGTCTTAATTTTACAGAAATATTTCCTTGTTCTTTTAATTTAATAGTGTTTACATCACTTAATTTATATTCTTCAGGAAGCACCCTACTAAGAGTTTCTTCTTGTTCGGTTATCCCAAATCTATTAGAAAATTTATCTACAGGCATATTAATAGCACCTGTATCTAAAGCAACAGTACCCGATTCAAATGTATCTAAAAATTCTTGCTCTGTTCGTGCCACTAGCGTTTCATTTCCTTAAAATTATTCTTCAAATTGAGGAGCATTTCCAGTAAACCCGCTTTCCCCTGCAGACGGTACACCTCCAGTTCCGATGGTGCCATTACCAGTGCCGTTAAGGTTTGTTTGTGGAGGTTCTTGAGGTACTCCTCCAACACCTCCCATTCCAGTTTGTCCTGCCCCAGTAGCGGGGCTAGGCCCTTGAGCGGGTCCTTCGGGTCCTTCAGGTTGTTGGGCATTTTGTAATCCTTTGAGTATTTCAGCGTATATCTGTGCCTCGTTTACATCGTTTACTAAGCTGTCAGGATCAATATCCTGTGATATAGCCAGTTCTTTTAACAGGTTTGGTATCTTAATAAATGGTGCAAGCATTGGATTAGCTACAGTCTGTAATAACATAGTTAATCGTTGTGAACGTACTTCTTTTTGCATTACAGAAGCTGTTCCTTTTGGTTTAATTTCAAGATCACCAATTATATCAGGGTCATCTTCATTAAATTGCATGTTCCATTGAAAGAAAGCCTCTCCCATAGGTTTAAGTAAATAATCATCTATATTTTTAATAACTGTCTTTATAGATAATCCTGAAGAACCAAGCAACATAGATAGTCCTGCTGCTGTTCTTCCTGTGCCTGTTACTCCCGTTTGACCATGCATAATGCTTGGTATACCTGTCTCCTCATCGGCAAGTTGCCTTGCTTTGTCATACATTTGTATGTTTTCACCAGCAGTACTAGGAAATTTTATGCCATTTACAGCGGTTCCAGTAACTCCTGACTGTCTTCTAAACACTTTTCCGGGAAAAATGTCATAATTTTGTCCGGGTACAAGTGATGTCTCATCTACATCAAATACAAGGTTGCCAGCAAGTGCTAAATTATCTATAGCCATACGTACATGACCATTCATTAACATTTGTGCATCTTCCATGTTTTCTGGTACACCTACACCCCAGATTTGGTATGGGCTAAGTTCATATGGAAATGCATAATATGGCATTCTTGTTGGAGTAAATGGGTTAGCACAAGCTCGTAAAACTTGTCCACCAGAAATCCAGATGTTTACCTGTGCTTGATCTAAAGGGTCTAACTTATCTGCACCTTCAATGCCTATCATTTGAGCAATAGTTGCATCAAGTATTCCCCAATATTCTAACACTTCATAACGCTCATGTTCAGTATATGGCTCATTTTCGTCATCACGAATTGTATCCTCAAAATACTTTTCTTGATAATTACCACCCCCAGCAATAACTTCTCGTATTGCTTCAGGATCAAACATAGGCATACTCATAAGATTACGTAATTGAGAACGGTTCATTTTATGACGTTGTATTACATACTCACAATCATCTATGTGTGTTGCAGATGGATCAGGATATACATCCCAAATGCTTACAGCCTCAATGCGTGGTACAAGTTTATCATAAGGCATATACATCTTTCCTTCAGGAGTAGTTTCCCATTGATGCACCGTTTTACCAAAATTAAATGGGCCTTTTACAATTCCTGTACCAAGAAGGCTAGACTCAAATATTGCATGACGTAAAACATTTACGGCATTACTGTCAGTGAGCTGATCATGTATAATTTTTTCCATTTTTAATGCAGCTGATTTTGCTGGAGATATTTGTGGCTCACCAATTTTTGCCGGGCCCTCTACTATTGGAGGATTTTCTCCAAACTTAGCACCTAATGAACCTAAAACGTCTAAATTAGGTTGGGATGCTTCTAAAGCACCCGGATTTAATTCCCTACCATCTCCCTCATAACCAAATGGTTCTGATAACTCATCTGCAGGAGTTCGTAAGTGAGCAAATTCAGCAATACCTTCTGGTACTGGAGTAGACTCTATATTAATTGGAAATTTTTTATTAGCAAATAAAATATCTACAATTTGACCGTATGCAGCAAGTACTTTAGTCTTAGTTATTTTTATAAATACCTTAGACTTTTCTGTGCTTGTATATTGTGTAGAAGAGTCATACACTCCCCTAAAGTTTTTATACGCTTTTAACCAACGTTCTTCATGGGTTTGTCTACCATCTTCAGCACTACGCATACGTTCTTGAATTAGTCCTACAACTCCAGAACTTTCAGACATTTCTTCTGTTAAATCAATTGGATCAGACATACTGTTCCCTCTATGTTATGGTATGTACTTTGAAGCACCCATTACTGTACCTAATGCACCTGTTTGGTTAGATGATACAGATTTAGCATCCTGTGTTGATTGAAATGGTCCGCTAATAGTACCAGCATTAGCACCAGCAATGCTTCCATCTAAACCTTCACGATGTAATGAGCTTTCGTTAGCTTCATTCATATCTCCTTGTTTACTCATTTGGCCTAAAATATAACCAGATTTGTAAGCTTCTTTTACTCCTTGTGGCATAATTGCCTCCTTTTGGTTGGTTGTTGTTAAAATCCGAGATTTGTCATCTCTTCTTGTATTAAGTCTTCTCCTTCTTCAGACTGTTGTGGCATAAGTTCACCACCTTCTATTCCTAATTCTTTTTTAATTTTTGATAACCTTAATTGTCTTGCATATTCTTCAGGATTATAGTCTTGCATCTCAAACATTTCGTTAGGAAAACTTTTTGGTTCAAATGCCATAGGAAAAAGAAGATCTGTTGGGTTAAATTCAGGTTCTGAATCTGCTGGAATATTTGGATCAAAGGCTGCTTCGCCTTCAGGCATAAGGCCAAATCCTGTAGCTAACATAGCAGGTACAGCTAATTTTTTTGAAATATTTCCTAAATTTATTTTCTTTTTTAAGTTTTCTTGATTTTGATTTAATTTAATTTTTTTCTTATCTTCAAGAAGTTTATCTATATCTTCTTCTGTTTTTAATCTCTTTTCTTTTGTTTTTGCAGCATCATATTTTTTAGTCTCTATATACTCTTCCATATCGGCATCAGAAGCATCTGCTACTAACTTAGATAATTTTTCATCTACAACTGGTATTTCATCTAACAGTGGTTTTTTTGTTTTATCTAAATTTCTTATAAACCCACTACTCAATAGGTCTGTAAAAACTTCGTCTACTAAATTAGTTGCTGTGATCGGTATTCTTTTTGCTACATTACTAAAAGCTGTTAAATTATAACCAATATTTCTAATAGTTTGTGCAACACTACTAACTCCAGAATAACCAATATTTTTTGCTAAAACTATTCTGCTTGCATTTCGGTATTTTCTAATTGATGTTCTATCTAAACCATACGCTTCTGCTTCACTAGAAGACATTCTTCCTGTCATAATAGCCCGTATTTTATCTTTGTCTGGTATCTCTAACTCATTCCAAAGAGTTTCATTAGCATTTCTAAATAACTTTAATCCTGCATCGTTTTCTGTAATTTTACCAGCAAAAGGGCGATATGTTTTTAATTTTTCTGGAAATGCATTTTTTAATGCTTCTTTAATTGGGGTAAACGTAGAACTCATTATTTCGCCTGCATTATTTACTTTAAATAAAAATCCAGCTTCTCTATTTCCTATTTGTTGTTTTACTATATCTTTTACCATATCTGGCATAACAATAGTAACGGATTTACCTTTTATTGTTACATCTCTAATTACACCTTCAGAAAGATTTATATTTTCTATCTTAACATTTGCAAAATCATTTGGTCTAAATCCTCCATAAAGCATTATACCTGCTAAATTTTTAGATTCACCAGTTAAACCACGTATTACTTGAGGCATTTTTTTATAAAAATTATCAGGAATAGCTACGCCTTTTCTAGCTCGCATCTTATCCCAGTTTGTTAAAGAATTATATTTATCTTCTCCTACTACATCTTTTAAAAGTTTTGTTAATTTTCCGTCAGAGATGTGCATTTCAGCAGCTTTAAATTCAGTATTAATTATTTTAATCATATTCATTCTTTGTGACGGACTAAAATCATCATTGTCTAAAATAATTTTTTTCCAAACTTTTCCACGGGTTGATAGTTCTCTAGGAGTCATGTCCCCTATTAGTTTACCTTTTATCTTATATTCATTTAAAGCTTTTTTAACATTACTAATTGCTGTTCCTGTAGCTTTACTTGTATCATCTAAACTTGCTTTTTGATCTAAAGATTGGTTAAACGGAGTGTCTGCTCTTGGTAATTCTGATTCACCAATATCCTCTAACCCTAGTTCTTTAACTATATTATCAACCATCAGTATCCAAATACCTCATTTTCCGGCACATATCGTTGCATCTGCCTACTAGAATAATATGGTGTACTTGCATTGTGCAAGGATCTCACCATCATCATATATCTCAACGCATCATATGCGTGATCGTCTGCTTTTGTATCTACATCCTCTGGATTATGTTTAGATAGAGGTAATGTAGGTAATGTTCTTACTAAATTAGTGCAATTTTCCATAATTCTTACTCTTGGTTGTCCTCTGCTGTCACAAGCTAGTCTTCTATGCACTTCTATCTTTCCTGCTAGTCTGTTTCTGTCTGATGGAACCCATCTACAGCCTTTTCTGTTCATTGTTTCCGCTATACTAGGCCCTAACCCTGTTCTGTTCCAACAACTTGCATCTAATACGGATATTTGCATGTTTGGGTCGTTTCTTTCTAATTCTAGTATTAAATCACCGAGAGCTTCACCGGTTTTGTTCTTTATATACAGTTCTCTATATATCCAGATGTTGTTATCCCAGTCTATAACACCCCAAAGAATACAAGAAGGACTACTGTAGCCGTAGTCTCCGGCACGTACCCTAGCCCAACCATCAGGAGGGTCAAAGGTTTCCACCACATGTAGCGTTCTGCTAAATTCTGTAAAAGCTGCTCCCTCTGCGACATCCCAGTCTCCTTCTAGTAACCTTTTTCGTTCTACTTCTGGTAAGGAAAGCAACATAGCTTCGTATTGACCATCTATAGCAAGATATGGATTGTCTGTCAACCTTGCTGGTATAAATTTTTTCAGAAATAAAGGTTCGCCTGCTTTAGAATGTCCCGTAGGGTACCTTATTGTTTTCTGTGTGTCAAATTCCTTTGCCCAAAATGCCTGTCCGGGTGGAGATGGGTCTATATACATCTTCTTTACCCACCAACCTCCTACTCCACCGGGGTTAGCTGTGCACCTCATATAGAGACCAAGTTGTGGATCGGTGCTTCTAAGTCTAGATCTTAGGTAATTCCACACATATGGAGTAGGATACTGTGTTATTTCGTCTATTCCTATCCAATTAAACGCTTGTCCTTGGTATCTTGTTACGTCTCTGTCGTCATCTACGTAAGAAAACCATATTTTAGCTCCTGAAGGGAACTCCCACGTTGATTTTGCCTGTTTAAACACTGCTCCCGGCACCGCTTTTGTGTATAATTGCCTACTTTTGTCTATAAGTTCGGTCAATTCTGGTAAAGTACGTCTTAAAAGTAGTCCTCTGTGGTTAGGATTGCCTACATCTCTTAAAACATCAGCAAGAAGTGCGTATGATTTACCTCCACCTGCTGCTCCACCGTACAATACGTCTCTTTCTGGACTTTCTAAGAACTCAGCCTGTGGTCCATCGTTAGATTTAAACACAACTTCGTTCTCAGCAACGTGATTTCTTACTTTTTCTGGTAACGCTAGTAGTTCTTCTTCGGATATTGGCTCTTTTCCGTCACCTGAAAGAGCTGCATCTATTTTACTAAGGCTTTCTTGTAGTTTATTTGCCCTGTATCGTGCATTTATAGCACGTTTTGAATCTTTTTTTGCTTTTGCTTTAGCGTTGGATAGCTTTGTTGATACGGCTTTACGTATCTTCTTCCTATCCAGTTTGGCTTCCGTTGCCATCTAAGTATATTCCTAACTTACTACGTTTTTTTAAACCTTCGTCAGATATATATCTATCTGTTTTTGCTAATAGCCACTGACTTGCTTTTCTCCACCCGCAAGACTTAGCATATGTTAATGCCTGATCCAGTGCTTGTAGCTCTTCTGGTATAGGGGACAGATGTTTTTCATCCTGTGTATCTAACACATACCCAAACGGTATAGTGCTGGTCTTTCTTCGGATTTTATTTGCGTTTTTTAACTGATCCACCATACATCCTTTTTTTAACTACTTTGCCACCCATTCTTTTGGTTTGTGGTCCTGTACCTCTGTGTTGAGGTTTAGCTGCATTTTTAGCTGCATTTATAGCTGCTTTAATAGTTTTTATTGAAGCTCCAGCCTTTGCTGCTGACATTATATTAGTTTTAAATTTAGCTGCAAAATTTGCCATGTCTTGGTCAGATAATGTTCGCCCCTTTACTTTACTCATAAGATTTTTTTTATCTTGATCTGATATTGTTTTACTCATAATTTTTTCCTTTTACCACCTGCTAGTTTCACGAAATAAATCTCCTTGTTCTGGTGGGGTATCTTTAGTTTCATTTAATTCATCAATCGCATCTATCTTATCTTGGTTAGAAGCAATCTCACCTATCCATTTATCCATCTCTGCTGTAAGATCAGAATGTTCTCCAATACCAACAGCAGAGTGTAATAGCACATCAAGATTAGCTTTAGCTATATCTATGTTAGCTTCATACTTTTTTCTTAATGCAAATAGTCTCATAGGTTAATCTTTCTTTTCGCCTACAAAGAAACCAATAGCACCTGCTGCACCACAGCAAATCATAACTACACTTTGCCATAGATCATTTGGTACCATTATGCCTAACATAGCAAATACACCACTAAGTGCTGCATAAGATGAAGGCTCTTTAAACCTATTCATTAATTCAACCATTATTATCTTCTCCTTGGTTAATAGTCATACATGCACAAGGGTTGTCCTCTGTACACGTACAATTTTCGCAGTCGCAATTTTCACATTGGCAGGAACTATTTTTTTTAGCGTATGCAGTATCATATTTTTCATAATTTTCTGTACCCACTGAAATAGTCACCCCCTATTGACCAGCTAAAGGATTATCAAGAGCTCTTTGTAACATAGTTCTTAATCTGTCCTCTAACTCTTTAAGTTTTGTATCTATTACTTCTGCTCTACGGTTTGCATCTGATTCAATAGCAGTTCTTTTGCCGTCAAATCTGTCAGATGCATGGTCAATTAGATCTCTCATATCTTTTTCTATATTTCTAAGTTCTAATCTTACTTCTTGCCCAAGTGCTCTAGATCTTTTTTCTATAGCAGCAATTTGATCGTGGGCTTCGTGTATATCTGTTCTCAGGTCTGTACGAATTGTTCTTGCATCATCTTGTGCTGCACCAACTAATTCTTTTACTGTAGACATTTCTGTTTCTATATTTGTTTTTACTGAGCCTAACTCAGATTCTACTACTGTTTCTATACCAATAAGTTTCTCTTCTAGCACATCAAGTTTTATAGTAAAGCCAGTAAGATCAGGAGCCACGTAGCCATTTATTTTTTCCTCCATTGCTACCCATCTTGCATAACCTTCAAAACCAGCCCACAGGCCACCCCCAATAGTTCCAAGTAACGGTAGTATCAATAGGAGTTTGCCACCCCTAATTTTAATTCCTTTATATTCTACCTCGTTACTCATACTGTTGTCCAATCATTTTTTCTATCTGTAGATTTGATCGTACACTAATATAACTTCCTAACGGATCAGGTAAAATTGCATCAGTATAAATATCTTCTGGCACATACCATGTTGGCTGTACCTGTACCACCTGAGATTGGTACGTTGTTATATTTGGTCCTAATGCATTTACAAGAGCAAGGGTAGTGATTTGTGATACAGGATCATAACTGTTAGGTAATCCTTCTATAATTTGTTTTGCTTTTTCTTGCTTTTGTTCTTGTTCTTTTGTTGGTTTGTTCTCTGCTACTTCTTTTGGTTCTTCTTTAGCTTTTTCTTCAACCACTGGCTTTTCTTCCTGTGCCTCTTCCTGTGTTACTTTTTTTTCTTGCGGTTCCTCATCAACTTCTTTAGCTTCCACTGTACTGCTAGTAGTTGTTTTTTCTTCTGCCTCAACTTCATTTTTAGTTTCTTCTTTAATCTCAGGAGTTTCCATCTCAGTATTAGCAACTTCTACAGTCTCCTCTACATTTTCTGGTGTAGACTCCTCTACAATTGGTTGTGTTTCTATCTTTGGCTGTTCCACTACTTCTACAGGCTCTTGTACATCATCTACAGTAACTTCCAGTTCTTGTATTTCTGCTACCATAGTTTCTACTTCTACCATTACCTCCTGCATGGACATTTCCCCCATATCCATATCCTGAAACATACCCTCAGAGACTCCAACATTTATTGTTTCAGGCATACCCTGTTCAAAATCATCTGGCATAGACATGTCTGGCATATCTAAATCAATCATTACCACATCGTCTATGTTTATTTCCTCAAAACTATCTTCATTTGGTAATGTTGTACTTGTATACGAATCTACAAGAGTTAGCGTTGTTTCTTCTTGTGCTTGCAATGGTTGTAATATTTCTACCCATGTTTCTACAGTTGTAGTTATTACGTTATAATTAACTGTGTAGGCTACGTTATCAAAAAAGTAATTCTTTGCTCCACCTACTCTTATAAATACCTTATCTAAATCTCCAGCAAAGTCATGTAAACCTGAATACGTTGTTGGAGTTTGGTTATTCTCTAAGGTTATAGCTCCTGTATCCCACTGGAGTATGTTATCATTATAGCCTTTTGTTTGAAAGTACCCTGTTGTGTTTGCTTGTGAATGGTACATTTGTAGTTCCCATTCTAGTGTACCTCCATCAGATATGTGAAAATCACTTATATCTACATACTGATCAAATGTTGTTAGAGAATTTGATGTGCCCTTACCACACTTTCCGGTTCCAAAGTAGCTGCTGCAGTCTGGCATACTTGCTGATCCGATTCCTCCCCAATCATAGTCCATATCTCCATGTTTGGTGTTGCCCACAATACCTGTGTCTGCGTGGAGGATGTCTTCTGTGGTTTTGTTTTCCACTGTTGTAGTCGTTTGCGTAACTTCTCTAACATCACCCTGTTCTTCTATTTCTTGTACGACAGTGTCGCCTTCTTCTAATAACTGTGCCTGACTATATGAAGAGTAATATAAGAAGAACAGAGAAGATACCAAGAGCACCTTCATCGGTGATAATTTCTTCATTCCTTACATTCTCCTTTACCCATCTTTCATAATCGGGTCTCTTCTCAGGATTCTCTGCCCAACCTTTTGCAGCGTCTAAACCAATCTTACCAAAATATGGACACGGTGTACCTGCCATTTCCATCGCTTGGAACACTCGTGAATCCTGACAGAGCATTGCTACAGCTCCAACTTTCATTCCCATTCTGTACAAAGACCTAGATAATTTAAGTCTTTCACAATTTAAATCCCTAACGGCACCTCCGCCAGCTAAACCTAGTATCTGTGTCTGCACCGCTGCACTCGCTGCAAAACTACAAACATCTTGATTATTTACCACAACCGATGGAGCATTTGCTGTGCCAACCGTTCTGTCTACCGTAGTAGTGCCAGATACCGTGCTACTCGTTGATGTCACCGTATTTGTCTGGGCCAAAGATTCTCCTTGCCCAAAACTTATGCAGGCCACCAATAAAATAGCTAACCACCATTTGTGCATTTCTAATCCTCACCGTTGTCTTCCACTATAGGCATTGCTGATTTGCTTGGCATAAGTACAATTCCGTGCAGTGCTTTTACATCATGTTCTTGTTTTTCTATTTTACCAAGGCCAACCCTGTCTAATAGCGTTTGTGCTGCTTTTAGTCTGAGTTCTTGCCTAGGGTTTAACCCATCATCGTTCATAGATTCTACCACCCTAGATACAGCAGTAGCCGAATTAACGGCTAGTTCTCTTTTGGATATATCTACAATTTCGTCTGCAAGGGCTTTTACAAGCCAAGTTCTAGAAGAAGGAGAGTATCCTGCTTCCTCACAGGCTGCGGATATATTACCTTTGTTTACGAAGAGAGCATCAAGAAACTTCTTTTGTTTCTCTGTAACTTCCTTTTTCTTTTCCTGTGCTAAAAGTGCAGAGGTCATCCGTAGGTCTTTGCCTTTCTCATTCCGCCACCCATAGCGTACATCTTCTTGTGGACCTTGCCACCACCCATCATTTTTTTCTTAGCTTTGCCACCATAGGCTTTGTAGCCCATTTTGTTTCGTACAGGTGTAGGTAGTTTTCCTAGCCCTTTGTTACCTGATGGTACATCTTTTAAGTTAGCCATATGTCTGTGCCTTTCTTGGAGCATTACTATATCCTTTTACATTAGAATACCCCTTTGGTTTTTTATTTCTTTTTTCTGGAAATGGTAATTCTGCATCTCCAACTTCTTTTGTACCTAAGAAAAAAGCAGCTGGTCCTGCAGCTCGTGATCCTACAAAGGCTGCCCCTTTGCCTAAGTATTCAGCACCTTTAACTAGTGCTCTTTGTGGGTTGACTTTAAAAGTTTGTCTTATACTTGTTCGTGCATTATCTACACTATCTAATATTGCTTCTTGAGAATACACTAGACTTTTAAAAAATTTTGGTTTGTTTGTTTTATATAAATCTTTTATTTCTTTTGCAGCGTTGTTTATCCATTTTAAATCGGCTTTGTTAGGTTTTCTACCCTCTAACTTTTCAATTTGATGTATTCTTGATTCTTTCCAGCCTTTTACAAAATCATTTATATTTGTTTTAGCTTTTAAAACTTCTGTTATTTTTTTTACAGGAACTAACTGACCTGTTGCTGATTGTTTATAGAGTGCACCATCAAAATTTTTTATTACTTGCGTGTGGGGGGACCACCATTTTCCAGTATGTTTAGAGGGAAATACATTTTTATCTTTATAACCCGGCCATTTTGTATACTCACCACTTACAAGTTTTTCTAATGCTTTTGGTGTTGGTTGTTGCCTATATATTGTAAACTTGTCCGCCATACTAATGTTTTATATCTCCGCACACGCATAACAGTTAATTTCCAACCCTACGGCTACTTCTAGTACTCTTGGTGATTTCCACATGATATGTATCCTTTATATTTATCTTGATTGATTTGTCTTGGGGGATACGGAGCATAGACGCTCCCTCCGGAGATAGTATATTAATTGTGCTACCCCCCAAGGACTTAAAATGATGCAGTACAACCCGTGAACCCCTCGTATGTATAACCTGTTCTTGTGAGGTTGTGAGTGTATTTGCACTACATATGTCTATATATTATACAGCATATATGCAAGTTGTCAAGTAAAAAGTTACTTAAATGTGCTTTTTTTTATTTTTTACTTGACAGGTCTGAAATACGGTGTATAATAAGGGTAATCCCGTTGGGTAATATACCTTGTACCCTGTAGGTCTACCTTAAGGTATGCCGAGGTGATCCATGTGGAATATCCTGTAGAGATAGCCCCGCTGGTTGTAACTAATGGGATGCCCAAAAAAATCTGGTAGGGTGCCTAAAAAATACACAAAATTGTGCGTGATTGCATACAGTGTATGGGGTACCCCCCAGTGACCCTTACGTGCCCGCAAACCCTTGATTTTTATATGTTTTTCCTACAAGTTTTCTCCTAGAGAAAACCATATAGTAATAATACACAGCAAAACCCACCAAGCCACAGCCACAAGATAACCTTTTATTACGTCATGCATGCGCATCTTTAGGGCATTGACAATATTCTGGTTGGCAAGGTTGGAGGGTAACCCTTGATAGTACAAAAGCGTGTCTAACTCCACACATAAAAAAAGCCCTAGCGATTAACTAAGGCTCTTTCTCTTTGGGGATAGGGTTATTAATAAGATGTAAGAAGGTTACCAGATTTGCCCGCAATGTTAAACAAGGGTTTTAAACAGTTATCCTTTAATGGTGTACTGTTAAGATCAACAAGCGCATACTCTCCAGACTTTACCTTTTGTTTAATCTCTTTGTTCGGTACTCCTAAAAACCTTGCAAGGTATTTGGAAGTAGTAGCGGAGTAGTTCCAGAATTTCTCATCTAGTTCAATAGTATCCGTTGCATTGGTTCGCCTTGCAATTATGCTTTCGTATGACTGAAAGTATGCATCGGAATTGGTAAGAGTTATTACAAATTGGTTTTTTACTTTGTTACCATGGTTGCTTATCATATTAGAAACGTACATGTTATCTCCTTTTAGTTAGTTTAAATATTATCTAAATGGATTATATACAGAAAACTAACGGCATGGCAAGGAAAATAAAAAAAGCCCTGCACAAAGGAATAATAATGCAAGGCTCTTCTTACGGTTTGATTTTTGTATGTTCACATATGGTTTGTCCTCCTATCTCTCATCTGCTGTGAGTGTTAATATTAAAAATGTTGCACTGCCAACGCCAAGTAACGCCAATAGACATATAAAATGAATCCAAGAATAATATCCCGTATTGCTCTCAATAATTGGTTGCATAAGTACAATCCCAAACAAAGAATATATCATTAAGAACCACGAAAGAATATATAAAAATATAATCATTCACTTGCCCCAATAATTGCTTTTAATTGACGTATTATATTATTTTCTCCAGATACTACGCCTAGATTAAATAATGCTTTATCACTGCCATTAAACGTTGCTCCTATCTCTTTAGCAACAAAAGAATTAACCTTAGCTTTGCTAACAGCATTATACAAAGCATTTACTTTTTTAGCTTGCTCTGGATCTAATGCATTAAGAACTAATTGCTCTTGTGTTTTAGTCTCTTTGTTTTCTTTTTTATCTTGCATAACTTTCTCCTCTATAATCTTTATCTAGTTTTCTATTATTAAA